AAGCCTCCCCAGTCCTGGGCAACAAGTATGCGCTAAGTCTTTCTTCAGGGGCGGGCAATCTTTCAGCCCCCACAATAAAACGACCTAAATCCTCTAAAGGGTCAAGAAATGTTGTACGAGCCGACCAAGCCATCGCGCCAGGAATTGTGTCCCGTAAAAACTTGGGCAACCCCCGCCTGTCGGAAGGTTCCATAGTAGGTGCAGGCTGGCCCTGAGCTAAAGCACTAATACCGCCCGCGGCACGTAAAAACGGGTTTAGCGACTGACTCAGTTGTGGCTGACGCTCATTTATGAAATTGCCAAAAGCTGCCAAGTCGCTACCGGGCTTTTTCCAAAAACCTTTATCTTCCTTGGTCTTTACTTTTACTTCTTCTCCAGGGGCCATTAGGCAAATCCTCCCGCACTAGCAGCATTAATAGCAGCCCGCATCTGCGCATCACGTTGAGCCTGCTGCTCACGCTCAGTAGCAGAAGTCCTCTGCTGAGCAATATCCGTAGCCAAATCCTCCGCAAACCTAGAACGACCAGTCTCCATCGAAGTCAACTGCTCCTGCAAACGGTTTTGGAAATCAGCAAAGTTCTTAGCAAAGTCGCTAGACCGCAAAGTACCTCGTGCAGCAAAATCGTCACGGGTAGACCTTGTTCCACGAGCTGCCGTGCTAAACGGGTCATATTGACCCTCAATGTCAAACGCTCCCGACACAGGCTGGACAAGTGGTTGTTCGCCTTGAGCGTTAGCTGCCGACATTAACGCCCTGGCCCGGGGTGCTTCAGCAGGGGTTTCCAAAAGGTTAGGCATGGCAGTGAAGTCGCTGCCTGGGCGGTAACCAAGTTTGTTTAACCCTGTCGTGTAGTCGATACCGTAACGGTCACCACGTTTTTGTGCGCCGGTTTCGTAATCTTGTAGGGCACGTTGGATAGAAGCAATTTGTGAGTTGTAGTTGGAGTCACGCCATTGTAAAGGCTGTGGTTTGCTGGCTGGAATGTTTTGTACAGGCGGCGGGTTAGGGGTAGGGGTAGGGGTAGGTGGGGGTTGGTCAGTGTCTTCACCACCCTGATTTTTAGTGGCCTGAGCACGCCGCTCAATTAACCGCGCACTAGGGGTAAAGGGTGGCGGTGTGGGACGAGGAGGTTCATAAAATCTAACGCCGGGAGTAAAAGCCATTAGCGACCACCTCTTAAAAATTTCATAAACATATCAAAAGGATTCGTCTCACCCTCACCCATAGGCTTAGGCGGGCGAGGAGGCGTGGGAAGGTCCCCAGGCCTAGGCGCTTTTTTAGGGCCAGCCTTAGGCCGGGAAGCGGACATCATTTTACCGGGCATAAATAACTCCTAAGAAGACGCCTTACCAGGCGCAGACGACAAACGGTTCATCATAGCCCGCTCACGAGCCTTACGCTTCATTTCCTCATCGTCCCGCATCCCCTTCTGAGGAGCAAGGCGGTTACCCATAGCGGATTTGTCACGGTACATTATGAAAGTCTCCTCATCAAAGCATCACGCCTCGCAGCGGCCTTGTTGTCTCTAATAGTATAACCCGCCCTATCAGTAACCTTACCAACAGTTGGCATAGGACGTCCACTACCATAATGTTTCTTACCCACAAACGACGAATTAAACCCACCACCTGCTTTAGGAGGCTCACTAAACTGTTTGCGAATGTTTTGCATAACCGTATTCTAGCCTATACACTACGTAATTTCGGCAGAAACAGTCTGTTTCGGGTTTACGTAAGTCATCAAAGAAAAAATACGTGCCGGGGCAGAGCTACTCGAACCATTTGTCGTGTGTTCAATAGTGAAATAAATTTGCCTAAACCGCAAAGATTTTAAAAACTTCACAAAGATGCGGGTAAACGCAACACTCGTGTCAGTAACTGTCGTAGCAATCGGAGGAGTACCGCTAGAGGGGCTGCCCCACGTAAACGACAACTCATCCTGCCACGTAGCACTGTCATACAACTCCTGCCACGTCGTCGCAAACACGTGAGAAATAACATACGCCGTTCCCGTAACACTGCCCTTAAACGAAGCATCCAAACCCCACCAAAACAAACGCTTATATATAGAACTAGCCTGATAGTTAAAGTTCTTCGTCTGAATGACACAATCCATGTTTTCTTGAACATCTGCATACTCGTCCGTAATTTGCAGCAAGGGGGCTACCCTAGTGCCCCCACTCGCTACAGCAATGTTTGAATGAGTCAAAACAATCGACTTATCTTCGCTATTACTACGCGGAAGCATTTTACACAACGACCCATACTCGTCAGACCGCCACGTAGTCCACGCCCGAGTTCGCAAACTATACACAAACATTTGGTCAAAATAAGTAAACACAATACGCCGGTTAAACTCCGACACAGCATAATTATTGTGCAACCCCGAAGTAGCTGTAGAAGTGAACGGAGTCTTCACATTAATCTGATTAGCCCTATTATTTGTAAACTCAAACGCTTTATCGTCGTACATAAAATAAATGTAACTTTCAAACTGCGTAATCGCATACCGAGAATTCAACCCAACCGTAGGCACAACCAACGACACTACCGCAGCTGCAGGGTCAGACGTGTACTGCAACCCATAAATAGACGCTGTACGAAAAATTAGCAAAGTGTTAAAGTACACCACCAACTGCACAATGTTTTGTCCGTCCCCCGTACCAATGTCCACAAAATCGTTAGTTGCCTGCCACAAAGAAGGGTCTGCAATAGTTCTAGACCTGTACAACCGAGTACCCTGGTTTGCACTATCCTTACCTTTAGCAACCCACAAACGGCCCTTAAACGCCACAATCAAATTACCCTTAGGCATATTACTGTCGGTAGTAAAACTACCTCCAGGGGTCCAATACCCGCCAGGGTTAGTAGAACCGACAGGGGCCGTCAACCAAGCTTTATCATCAAACTGTACAAACCCCGCAGCCGCAACGGTGCTCGTAATAAGAACCCAAGCAGTACCATTAAAATAATAAGTTTTACTGTCCCCATCAGAAGCCAACAAATAAGATACCGTCTCAGACACTTGATAAGTCCCCAAAAACTCGATATCCCCAGCAGCTTCCAATGGAAAATCAATGTCTAAATCTTCAATCGGGGGGCGTGACTTTAAAGACCCGTCAAGGTCTAATTCAAAATTTTGACAAACAGTGAGTTCGTTGTCAGCAATGGCTGTGGGGTCGCTGAACGTATTAAGGCCACCAACAAAAGGCCCTACCTGTATAGACGCTCCTGGCATAGCCTCTCCTAAATAAGTTCGTAGACAGTGCCTTTTTCGTAAGTCATGTTCTGACTTAACATTTCGTTCTGACCCCGCTCGGCAATGCTGGAACTAAACTCGGCTTGCTTAGCCGCCATCATTTCAGGGTTTTCGTCCATCTCATAGGCACGCATAAGTACATAGTTCACTACATCAGTGAAGCAATCGTCAGGAACCGACAAAACATCAGTAGTAGTCACTGTGACATCTGTCGGTTGTGCAAAATATCGAATGCTCATTGTGTAATCTTTGTTAGGAATAGGCCAAAAAGTAATATCCCCCGACCAGCTGTACCAAAACTGAGGAGCCCCAATTTCCAAACCTTCCGGGTCCGACAAAGAAATACTTTCCTCCGCCTGAGCAACACTGATGTTACCAATCCTGCGACCATTCAAAGAAATACTTGCAACAGTATTAATTAAAGGGGTAACCGAAGTAAGACTGTACGTGGATGTGCCCGCCACAACCGAAATAGTTGCTGTAGCGGGGATAACACCAGCGGCTTCCGCAATTTCATTCTGGGCGTCGTTAATCCAGCGAACAATGTCAGCGTTTGTAAGTTGTACGCCGGACTCGTCACCAAAAGCACGTTTTACATAGTCGTAGATTTGTCCAACCGTTTTAGTAGGATTGCTATACGTCATCGCTCAAACTTCTTTCCGTTATGGGTGACTGTGTGCTTCTTGTCGCGTCCACCGGAAGCCAAAAATTCGATATGTTCGAGTCTATCCTCAATATCGTCTTCTTGCCTCTTCATCTGAAGTAATTGTTTTGCGTTCTCTTCAGCCTCAATCCGTTTCAAAACGTTTTCAGCTCCGTGACGTACCACGTCACCGTCAAACAACCACGCAACAATTTTGTGGGGCTCCTTCATATCCTCAGGCGACAGGAAACGCACGATATATTCTGGCATATTGTCCGGTTTATCGAGGATAGCCCAAGGCTTTTTCTTTTCCTCAGGCTCCGTTCGCTCTTTCTCGGGAATGTAAATTAGCGAATAAGTAGGTTTTAGGTCCTGTAACACCTGTGCCAGACGCACATGGTCTTCGCTAACAAACTCTCCAAGGTCAGAGTTCCAAATTTGAGCTGATTGTCCTAGTGTAATAGTCATGGGTTTATTTTAGCTTATTCGCCGGCTAAAGTACCCCAAGTCACCCCATCAGCGGGGATACCGGCATCACCGTTAACCCAAGTGCTGG